GATATTGGTGGAGTAGCTACAGGAACGCCTGAGGCAGGAACTGGAAATCTATCTAGTGGAGATGGGTTTCTTTTAGGAGCCCATGGTACTCAGACATTTCCAGGAAATACTAGTTTTGTTAGTGGAAGTTTGAAGGGTTCTATATCTGCTTCTCTTAGTTTTACAAGGTCTGGTTGTTTTCCTAGTAATTTACCTCAGCAATTAAATGTTTGTTATGAAGAGGCACTTTCACTGGGTTCTGGATTAGAGGCAACTAGTTCTTGTTGTTTCTTGCTACAACTAAATAAACAGCCAAGTGGAAATGGTTCTGCTTCGTATTGTCAACCAACTTTTACACCGGTTATATGTTTAGACGATGTGCTAGCTGCCTGTAATTATGATACTATAGAGTATAATGCAAGTTCTGGTGGTTCATTTGACCTTTCTGAAAAAGAAAGATGCAAGGCTTTTGTAGCAGATCAGTCAACTATGGCAAATGGTTTTGTTATACTTAGTTTTACTGCTAGTACTTCTAACAGTCTATGTTTGAATAATGCTAGTGGTCAGCCAAGTATGAGTCAAGGCCATAATCCTGAATCTGTCTTAACACCAGATTGTTGTCCAGCATACAGTCAATCAACAATAGTTTATTTTAATCCAGGGTTAGGTGTAGGTGGAACAGCTAGGGTACAGTGTTATCCAACTATGTCTCTTAATGCTAGTTCTATATTTGGAACAGTACCCACTATAGGTGCCTATACTTGGAGTATCACCGGTGGAAATGGTAGCCCTGCTCCACATGCAATACCTGGATTTATTGGTAATGTTGGACCTGATGAAATATATGGAAGTGCAAATGATATGTTATTAGATTTTAATAATGCTACATCTCATTCTGCAGACGCTGAAGCCTACTTACTACATGAAACAGCCTCTGGACTATACACTGCTAGTGTTTCAATAATGAATGGTCCTTGTGAATATTCTGCTTCTGTATTTATAAAAATGGTTTCTGCTTCTGCTGATGCCGGACCAGATATAGATTATTGCCAAGCAATTGGTTCAGACGGATCTTTAAGAATGGATGCTGTTGGTGTACCTGCCGGAGGAATTTGGTCTGTTGTTAGTCCAACGCCTCCAGCACCTCAACCAGTAATCGGAAGCTTAACTTCACCAACTACTAAAATTTCTCAGGACCCATGTACGTCATATACTTATGAATGGACTATAAATAGTGGTAGTTTTCATATTATTAACGAAGATACATACAGCATTCTATGCCAGGCTTCAGACCAAGTAACGGTTAATACATTTCAAGATTTGGCTAGTGGCTCTATATTAGGTGTACACACTGCTAGTGGAGGAGGCCTTTCTCATCCAGCAATTGTAACGTCAAATCCACAGGGAGGATTACTCTATAGTACCAATATTTTTACAAATACTTTAGATTTTAGCCCATCATCTGGTAGACACTTAACTTTTAAGGGAACAATAGATCAAAATGCAACAGAAGCTACATGGTCCGTTTACATGAGTGGTTCTCACTACAATAAAACAAATAACCCATACGGATCTTCATCTTACATGATTAACTTTGGTCAAAGTCATCAGGGAATGATGGGACAATTTGCAGGTCCTGGTACTATGTTTTGGCCATATTTATATTCTGGACAAGCACTAACAAGCCAATCTGTTGGAGGTGCGGCACCTGGACAAGGAGAAGCTGCACAGAATAGAATAAATATAGTTCAAGGACTTAACCCTCCTACTATAGGTTCTCACAGGTTCTATTTCTCATCATCAACAGTTAATACATTTAATAGTAAAATACCACTACTTTTATCGCAGAATAGCGATTGTCAGTGTCCTGATTTACGAGCTTATTCACATGGTTGGATTACTTTTAAGCCTAATGCTCCAAGTGATGCTCTAAAATTTATAATTCCTGGAATATCTACTGGTGTTAATTCAGGACTAATGACATCGAATGGTTCTTCATATACTACACCTGCTCCAGTAGCTGGTAATTTTGTGTATGAACCATTTTTAAGTATGTCTGTACCAAAATATCAAGATGCGGTAGCTATAGCCTTTCATTCTGGTTCAAATTTTTCTGGGCCAAGTTCAATGTCTTCAGTATTAAAGAAGAATGGTAAAGCTCTTCCTGCTCCATTCTTGACATTTTCATATGACCCTGGGTCTGGAAATATACCAACTCCAGCAATAACACCATTACAGAGAAAGAATTTTTCATTTTTGGAAAATGATAGTTCATTCCCAAATCCAAATGCATCTGCCCCATACTGGCCATCCCATGATAGTCCGTCAGTTAGCATAGGAACAGGTATTACTTCTGGTAGTGGAGAAACTCTATCTTGGAGATGGAAGGCAAGACAAATAGCAGCGTATAGGGCAGGTATACAACTTCCTTTAACTGTTTTAGGTGGTACAATTACAGGTTCATTTACCGATACAATGACTTCAGAATCATTTGTTGAGGCTCCTGGATTTTTCCCTCCAGTTAGAGATTTAGATGTTGTTCCAGTTTGGCCGGCATCAGAAGCATCAAGTACAGAAGTTCATAGACCATACGACTCCTATGGAAACTTTAACAATTATGATTTAGTACATAGTTGCTCTATCATGTTTGAGGTAACCATGTCTAGACTTGATGCAATATCTTCACAAGTATTACAAACATACTATGCTAGTTGTTCTATCATGTTTTGTCACCAAACTACTTAATATGAAATATATACTTGGAAATAATAACGTGTCTTGGTTTTTATTATACCTATTAAAGGATACTAAACTGATTCTACATAAAACACTTGATACACTAGACTATAATGCTGGACCAGAAATAATACAGCCGTCATTAGTAAATATTATTAAGTCTGAATTTGAAGATGTTATAGTATCTGAATTTGAAAGGTTTTATGACGATAGAGGAAAACAAACGTCTGTTCAGCCCAAAAATTTTGGTAAACTTTATTCTTTATATACTAGAGGTAAAACAATAACAGAAGAATCTTACAAAAATACATATTCTAAATATGAAAAATATGTTAGTATAAATGGATTGGGACCAGAGGATAGTTATAGATTGTTTTTCAAAAAAATTAAAGAAAGTGCAAATAAAAATACTATTGATTCATCAATAAAATCTATAGAAGTGTCAGGAAACATACACCTCGAAA